ATGATTCAGATTCGGTATATATGAGGCCTTGCAATGGGTAAGTTGATAAGCGATGTTGTTGAAGTTGGGTCACTCGGACTGATCAAGGATCCGCTTGGCCTAAAGTCTGGAGCTGAAGCCTCACGCAAGGCATCGGCTACCCAGGTAGCATCCCAAGAGGAGGCGCTTGCCTATTTGCGTGAGCGTGAAGCCCTGCCCATGCAATTCCGTGATGAGGCGCTGACCGAGATGGCCGGCCTATATGGTCTTGGCGATGACCCAGGCGCTCAGCGGCGAATGGTGGAACAAATCCAAGCCTCGCCGATGTACCAGGAACAGATAGCCACCGGTGAAGAATCCGTGATGCGTCATGCCAACATGACCGGCATGGGGCGGTCTGGCAACGTTAAGGCAGGCCTGGCCGGCACCAGTCGCGACGTAATGATGAACATGTACAACCAGCAGATGCAGGGGCTGCAGGGCTTCGCAGCAATGCCATCAAACGCCAACGTCATCGCGCAGCAGATGGGCGGTATCGGAGCCACTAGAGCGCAGGGGATCATGGCGCCAGAGCAGATGCAGCAGGACATTACCGGCAGTATTATGCAAGGCATTGGAGCAGGCGCCACGGCGGCCTTCTCAGACCCAAGACTCAAGGATGGCGTTACCTGCATCGGAGAATCTGGCGGGCACAATATTTACCGATGGGTGTGGAACAAGGCAGCCGAGGAGGTCGGCCTGTTCGGTGATGGGTTTGGCGTCATGGCGGACGAGGTGAAGCAGGCTCACCCAGATGCTATCGGAGAATGTGACGGATACATGACAGTCGATTACAGTTTGATAGGGGTTGCGCATGGCTAATCAGAATCCATTTTACATCCGGCCAACCATTGCCGAGGGCGTAGGCAAGGGGCTTGCTGGCCTGGGCGCCGTCATGGGCCAGAAGCGGCAGCGTGACGAGGATACAGCGGCCAAAGATGAGGTTTCACAGGCGATCGCGTCCGGTGACCCTACGCTGATTCAGCAAATGATGATTAAGTTTCCAGACCTGTCGCAATCAACCAAGGCTGCTTATGGCGTCTCGAATGAGGTGACTCAGGGCCTGACCAACGAGCTTACCGCTAAACTGATGTACGAGAACGATCCGACATCTGCGGCCGACCTAATCGACTCGTATCTTGGCAAAGTGTCTGAGTCGGGCGGGCAGCCGATGAATCTTGCTCTGGCCGCCAAGGGGCTCAGAGAGGGCACCGAGACCCTGGAGCAGGTCAAGGGAGTGGCTCAGCTGCTTAATCCTGGCATTGCCGAGGAATACCGGAAGGCAACGGCCGGCCCCGCGAAAGGGAAGGGCACGGCGAACATCACAGACTGGAATCATTACCGAGAGCTACTGAAGACCGATCCAGCACAGGCTAAGCAGTTCGCCAACCAGGTCGGCATTAGCGCTGACAAGCCTACCGACCTAAAGCCCACAACAGCCATGCAGAACTATGAGAAGTGGGAAGCCATGACACCAGGGCCAGAGCGCATAGCGTTTGGCAAGATGATCGGAATCGATCCAAAGTCCTCAGCAGCGGAGGCCAGAAAGCGGGCCGATCAGTTGGATCAAGACAAGATCGACGTGCAAACATCCGATGACACCATTGGAATGGTAGGTAGCCTGCTTGGCAACGCCGAATACATCAGTGCCATAACCGGCATCAGGGGCGCCACTCCATACGCTGTCCCAGGCGGCACGGGGTATGACGCCATGGTTGCTTTTGAGCAGCTAAAGGATAGCCTGACGCTGGAGAACCTAGACAAAATGACGGGTGTGCTATCCGAGACGGATATCAAGATTCTGGCCAGCGCTGGCAGCGGGCTAAAGGCTGGCATGTCAGAGAAGGCCATGCGAGCCAGGTTAAACAAGATCAGGACGCTCCTGATGAGCAAGTCAGCGGCCAAGCGCAAGAAGCTTGCGGACGCCGGCCTGTCTCTTGGTGATGCGACAGACGAGGCTGCCTCCGAAGTGCCGGCAGCCGGGCCAGTCAATTGGGGTGATCTGTAATGGATGTCACCTTGCCAAACGGAAAGGTTATCCGTGGCGTTCCTGATGGAACTCCTAAGCAGGCAATTATGGCAAAGGCGATCTCTGCCGGACTTGCTATTGAGTCCGATTTCCCCGCTGAGCGGGCTGCGCCAACCGATGAGCGAGGCCAGTACCTTGACGAATTAGCCGAAGAGATAGGACCCATCGAGGCCCTGGCGATCGGCATGGGGCGCGGGTTTTCAACTCTGGCCCGAGGGGTTGGCATAATGGACCCAGAGCCCGAGATAGTTACGAAAGGCATTAGGGCTCTAAAAGAGGATCGGCCATACACTACGGGGGCCGGTGAGATCATAGGAGAAGCGGCCCCATTTATGATCCCAGGCGCTGGGATTGCTCGGATTGGTTCAATGGCTGGCCGAGTGGCCGCAGGAGGCACTCTTGGTGGAGTTGAAGCAGCAACAATCGCTAAGGGTACGGGTCAGGACGTGGTTCCAGCTGCGGGCATGGGCGTTTCTATTGGAGCTGGGGCTGAGATTCTTTTCCCTGTTATTGGTCGCATTGGCCGTAAGATATTCGAGCGGATAAGGGGCTCGGTTCCAGAAGGGGCCATGCTGGACGCTGCCGGTAATCCTACGCCAGAGCTACAGGGCGCGCTTGATGAGGCTGGTATGACGTTTGACGACCTAGCCGCCGATGCTCAAGAGGTAATCCAAAGGCAGAAGCCGGGAGCCGCGCCAGAGCAAGTCGCCACGGCTGCGAGGTTCGCCGAAGAGGGCGTGCCGATAACCAAGGGCGAACTAACCAAAGAATTCCCACAGCAGGCCACTGAGGCGCGCCTGCTTGAGTCCGCATCCGATAAGCTGGCCGAGCCCTTCCGGCAGTTCAAACTCAAACAGAGCGAGGCTATCAAACGGTCTATGTCTGATAATCTCGATATGGCCAAACTTCCAGAAGAGACCGGCCAGCGAATTCAAGAGGCCCTCGTCAGTCGCAAGAAGATGCTCCGGACCCAGAAGAATGATCTTTACCGGCAGGCAGCCGATAATGCCAAGAGTGTTGGTGGGATACCAATCTTCGTCGATAATATTGCTGGGGCTGTGCCGGACGCTGACACGCTGGAAGACCTTGCCATTACCGCGCCGGCCTCGATGATCTCCTTGAATAAATTAATGGCGCGGTATGGAATAACCGAGCCACTAGCTCCAACAATTCTGAAGGAACAGGTTGAAATACCACGCAGCCCTGGGGATCTTGGCATGGGGCGGCCAAAAATAGAGCAGACCATTACAGAAATACCTGCGCCAGCCATGCTAACGATTGATTCAATGGAGAGGTTCCGAAAATCGCTTAACGCTATAGAGCGGGGGGATATTACCGGCGCAACCACTGTGGCTATAGCCCCAATCAGGAAAGCCTTGGATGAGGAGGTAGCCGAGCTTGCTACGACGCTTGAAGCAAAAGGCTTGCCTCCGAGCATAATCGAGCCATTGAAAGAGGCCCGGAAAACTGTGCGCCAATTGAAAATTGAATTCAGCCCCCAAGCCATCACCGGCCGGATGATCGACGTGAAGCGCGACGGGGTAACCCCGATCATGGAAGCGAGCCAAGTCTATTCCAAGCTGGCCGCAAAATCACAGCCGGTGGAGAATGTGCGCCGGACAATAGATAGCCTGATGAAATCCGGTGACAAGGGCAGGCAGGCAATCGCCGACATCCAGACATCCACCATGCTTGACTTGATTGAATCAGGCTTCGGCACTGAATCGCGTAAAATCGACGGCATACGCACATTCAACCCGATAGCATTTAGAAACAGGGTCAAGGCCATTGGTGATGATAAGCTCAAATCCATATTCGGAACCAATAAGGCGGCACTGAATAAGATCAGGAATATCGACAAGATCGCCGCCGACCTAGTGCCGCCGTCTGGGGCTATGCCGAAAGGGTCCGCGAGCGTTATTATGGACCTAGCCAATAAGCTTGGCCTGATCAGCATATCATCCAAGGTGCCTGGCGGAGGCCTGTTGATAGAGGGCGTGCGCAGCATTGCGGAAGGTGCCAAAACCAGAAAACAGGTCGAGCAGGCCCTGAACGCCAAGCCGGAGGTCAAGAGATTGGCAAGCATGCTCGATGACGACTTCCCAGGGATCGCCGCAGCTCTTGGCATTGCCGGAATATCAACTGAACAGGAATCAGAATAATGGCTAAGAACATCGTCGCTTTACCATACGGTTATTTCCCCGACCCAGGGAAAGGCCGGCCATTGGCTAGCGCTGATATCTATGTTGGCATCATTGATCTTGATCCAAAGATACCGGGCAATCAAAAAACCGTCACCCTTCGCCAGGAGGACGGAACAGAGGTGCCAACAAGCCAGCCTATTAACACAGGTGCGGGAGGCGTGCCTTTGCTTAACGGCTCGCCTGTTCAACTGGTGGTTGATGGTGCATATTCAATCCGCGTAGATAATAAAAATGGAGGGCAAGAATATTATGCGGCCAATGTTACGAAAGGTAACCCACTAACTGCGGACTCGGGAATAACCGCAGTCATTGACATGATTGGGTTGATCGCTATAACCGGCCATCTAGATACCAACATGGCCCGCATGGCTGATTTTTATTCTACTCGTTCAGGTGGTGGCGGTGGGTTTATTTGGGAATCTGGTACATCAAAAACCACCCATGATGGTGTTTATTTCATAGATCCAGATATTGGGATAACTCCTGGTGACACAGGATGGAACACGGCGGTTAATAGTGGTAATGGTGTGTGGGTACGCATAACCATTGAAACTAAAACAAATGTCAAATGGGGAGGCGCCAAAGGCGATCTATCTCAGAACGAAGATGAGCTATTCCAGTTTCTATTGGATAATTTCACTAATATCTATACCCCTGGTGGTGATTATTGGATATCTACAGAGCTTTTCCTGGCTGCTGATACTGCCGATTATCAAGCCGACCCTGAAAGCAAATATTTCACTGGCGAGGGTGAGATAACTAAATTCCATGTGGCAGATGGGATTCCAATGATTTCGGGTACTCAAAGCGGCACTTCTACTGATTGGAATTTCTTTGATTTCAGCATGGAGACAAAGGACGCCGATAAGGTAACTTATGATGCTCCTCTCACTACGATGTCAAGCTTTGCCGTAGGTTTTAATGTATCGGCTGACGACGGAACAGTGGCTGGAATGCGTCGGTGTCGATTTGAACGACTGACGTTCGAATTCATTAAACCTTTTTTCCAAGACAATGCGACATATACCGTAAAGGGTCGGTTTGTCCAACAGATGGATATTCTTAATTGCGAATCAACCCACCATCAGGAATGGTTTTATGATGCGGAGAATTCCCTATCCGTAAATATCATCCGAAATAGGATCGAGCGAGGAAATAGGGCGATCAAGAGCAGGAATGCGAACGCCTATGCCAATTTCAAGCTAAACATCAGAGAGAACACAATCCAAGGCAACGGGTGGAGCAGCTCCAGCCAGGCATTCTGTAACTGGTTCTCCCCCTCCTACCACCTGTCGATTGAGGATAATTATCTCGAAGCAAATAGGTATGACGATTCTGGCACCACCAAACCGCTAACGCATATCCGCGTTGAAGATATCAATGCAGGGGTGAAAGAAAAATCTAGAGGCGGTGGATTCGTTTATAAGTTCAACGGCAACTATATGGCTCAACCTACAGTCAATCTTAGTAATTTAGGAATTGATTATTGGCACATAAGTTTTGGCGAGTTAAACGATGAGCTTGTTATGGAAGGCGATCTGTTTAACGGCGGTAATGGCCTAGAGGTCTCGACAGATGGGTCGGTCTCCGGGTTTGTAGAAATCGCGGAGGTTGGCGCAGGCGGGACTGGGTATACTGTCGGCGACGTTCTAACTATTACGGGTGGTGGCGGTTCTGGAGCAACGCTCACAGTGGTAGAGGTTAACTCGGGTATAGTCACAGGTATTAAAATAACCACCGAGGGAACTGATTACATCACGACTAACGGCGCGGCAACTTCGGGGGGTACCGGGACTGGCTGTACAATCAACATCACAGCAGATACCAATGTCGCCCAGGCGTTTTTTGAGAACTGTTTTGTATATCAGAGGGGCGCGGATACAACAGAGGGCAAATTTGGAGATGGGACGATTCCTTTTTTCTCCTCGATGGAAAGCTATAAGCCAGTCTCATACAATGCAAATTGGACGCCGGTAATATCCGACGAACCTTCTGGTGGAAACCCGGCATCTATCACCGTGGCTAGAGCCAAGGTTGAAGTCCAGGATGAGCAAGTCACCGTTCATGCGAGAATTAACAATATAGACACGAGCGGAATGACAGCGGTAAACACCCTTTACATTCAGGGATTGCCTTTTAGGAACAGGAGCACTTTCAGTGCTTACGTGCCATTGTTCTCGGATAATTTAACCTTTGCTGGATACGTACTTGTTGCAATCCTCGAGGGCCGGGATTACTTAGTGTTGAAAGACATTGTGTCGGGCGGTGTTGATAGCGAAGTGCTAGTATCCGCTGTTAATTCAGGGGTTACCGATCTTGGGTTCTCCCTGTCGTATTTCAAATAGGACAAATGGAACACGCGGCATGGGCTGGCCCTATACTCAACACAAACCCCCGTACTGCCCGGATAGATTGGGCAGCTACGGTCTTTAAGTTGGCAAGTTTCGCATTGGTCGCTCATTCCGTTAGCTCCCTGCACTTGGCTAGATACTTGATCTTTATCGCCTTGATATCATCGATTGTCCGGTGTGGCATTTCGTGGGGCCCCTCAATCCAGTCAACCATATCCTGACCGACAACGCCGATCAGGTTTTTTCTGTACTCGAGTATGTTGCCGGATAGATGCAGGTTGCAAGGGCTGCATTGCTTGTGGACCTGCAGGGGTTCGAATCTCAACTCAGGGCATGACCCGACTGTCCTATAATGGCCTGCGTGATACTGGCCGCTGTGATGGCGTCCACAGCTTATGCAGGGCCTATCCTTGTCTCTTAGGCGTATCCACCGGTTAAACGCCGTCTGGGCCTCGCTGAGCCAGTCTCCTTTGGTTTTGAGTGCATCCTTTCGCTTCTTCAAGTCTCGCCGGTCGTCTTTGGCTTTTGCTTGTGACTTCTTCGCGTACACGTCATCGATGTAGGCCTTGATGCACGCATGCCCGCAAAACGTACCGGCGGGAACCTTGATCATGCTGGAGGCCTCGAACCAACCCTTGCATTTTTTGCAACACTTGCGGCTATTTGCCATAGTGCGGCGGAACCACAATCCCAGCCAGAACGCCGGGGAGCATCAATATCAGCTTATCGAATATGTGGGGCCGCATGTCATGGAATCGTTCGGCCCTGAGCTTCTCGCGCTGTTTCTTTGTTATTTGCATGCTACCTCCTGTTGCCAGAAAGCCCCCGAAGGGGCTTCGGTACTGGTGCGCCAGTCTAGGCGGCTATTGGTGGAGTGGTAAGGTTTAAATGTGAAACGCAGGTTCCCAGGTGTTTACAGCTTCGGAGTTGACGGGTTGCATTGGTGGTAACACCTCTGTTCCGGTCCCCGCTGAAGGTGAATGGTTCACCCAGGACAGTTTTTTAATTGGTTGCCACGGCCAATATCTGCGCTTCCATTTAAGCCCTACAGCGACCCCCATACCCACGGGGGCCGCACATCAGTTACCCGGTGGGCTCGGGCTGTGGTGGCCGGTGTTGATCTCCGGCTTGGCAATCTTGCGAGGATCATGTGGCCCCGTCAATCGTGTGGTTTCCAGCCTTTGCAGATCAAGGCACGCCCACATTTAGCCTTTTCCAATTTGCCAGCCCGCACACTTCACCCTGCTGGTGTGCTCGTCGCCAAAGGCTCGCGTATCAGCGCTACGCATTCACCACTACCGGCTCGGTTCCGGCATGCCCTGGATATCACAGGGTACGTCAATATGCGGATGAACAAGCCCTATTGCTTGCCGTTACCGCCTGTTATACCAGCTCGTAATTGCCCTCGAAGAACCCCTTCGAGACATACCACCGGGCGTCATTATCTGCTCCGATAGCGATCATGCCGCCAAGTTCCGGCGTATCTTCAACGCTAACAGAAACCCCTTCCAGATCCTCCCCAGGAACATATGGGCGCATTGGCTGAATCGTCTTCTTTCGATAATTTTTCACTTCTGACATTTGCGTCTCCTCTTCATCTTCAATAAGAGAGGGCGTTTCAGAATCTGCCCACTCGCGTAATTGGTTGCATAGTACCGGGTTATCATGTTGCATTACTGAAGCGTAAGACCTCATGGCCCGCCTGCTTGCCTTGGCGTACAAATCATCGCCGCGAGGCTTGAGGACAAAATATTTCATTTGCAGGCCAGCCATATCACAATCCCCTTTGCTTTAGTTTATCGCCCGCATAGTCGCGGACAGATTGAATTTGATTAGCCAGTCACCAGCCCATTGCTGGCGGTCAGTTGCCCACGCTCGATCTGGAGACGGCGCCGGGCGGACTCGTTGGTCTGGTGATTTTTACCAAAAAACCGATTCCAGCCGCGACCCGTTGACGCGATCGATGCGGTAGACTTTCGAGGGGCGAACCCACGAAACGCATTCCCACCGGCCCGCATGGCAATTCCAGGCATACCAACGCCGGCTTGAGCGGCGGCCATCAAGGCCCCAATAAGTGCAGATTTACGCATTGCTTTTCCCTTCGATAGTTTCGATTAACTTCCTGATTCCAGCAGCAAACGACTTGCTGCCACGCTTTAACAGCTTCCACTCGGCAGGCTTCAGGCATATCGATTTGGATATGCCCTTGTCCTGATGTGGGAGTTTTTTCCTACCCATTTTCAGATTCAACCTTTTCTGCCCATATTGGATGAGCGTCGGCCATGTCGGCCATTTCCCCGGCACAGATAACAGAACCAGCCTGATCGCAGGAGTAGGACATCATGCGCTTGAAAAGAGCAATGTATTCAGTCTTGAAGGCTTCGTAGCTCATTTCCGCTTCCCCCTGCGTGTTAGTTGGTATGGGTCTATATTATCAACTGGTTTTCATTTAGTCAACCACTTTATTCAATTATTTTCCACCCTCATCACTGGCTTCACAATTCGACCGGATGGCATATTCACCCAGGCGCAGAATGGCAACTTCTTTTTGCGGCAAATCACATTGAACCCGCGACCACTGAGCCCCTTTGGCCGGATGACCTGCTTATACCGGTCACCCTTCCAATAAAAATCCGTGTCGTATGTGATCGCGCCAAGTATCATTTACCCATCGCGTCGTCATAATCCCGCCGATACTCAAACACGATGCCACGCCTAGCCCAAATCTGGTCATACTCGTCCATCGCTTCCCGCATCTGCTTAACGCTCAGCAGGGTATGGGATATGACCGAAGTCAGGGCCTTGAGCATCTTTGGATTCTGCCCTGCCATTTCGTACAGATCCTGAAATGATTCAACCACCTCATCCCGCAACAGAATCGGGCAGACGTGGCGGTACTTGAATAGGTCGTGCCGCCTCTCCTTGCTATCTCCGCGCTCTTTGCCTAATTGGGTGTGCCATGCCCAGATAGTCCGCCTCTGGGCTGCTGTGGCGCGTGCGTCGTCGCTTTTGGGTATCGGTTCGATGATTACCTGATGGGTGCCGTCCATTGGCGTTTGGACTAGCTGACTCTGGATAAACGGCCAGCGCTCCATATCCAGGCGGTAGACGGCTTTGGGGGTGCTCATCGGCCCAGCCTATCAATTTTCGGAAAACTGATAGGAATTGATAGGTTTCTATCAATCACTCCTTCACCCGCTCAATCGCAGGCCTGTGATCCGGCCCAGAGTGTGGAATATCCATCCCGCCATAGTATTGCTTGGCGTCCTCTCGCAGGAAATAGATCGCAGCAACGAATAGGCAAGCGCAAAGGAACGCGCCAACTAGGAATCCTGCGATGCAGTCGTTACGCTTGCTCATCGGTTGCGGCCTCCAGTTTGGCTAAAAGCACAGCGCGAATAGCCTCGTAGATGGTCGTGCACGCGAATATGTCATCTTCTGCTGATGGCGCATAGATGTGGTTCCAGTAGTCGCCATTGACCGCAGTAGCGCACCCTTGGTATGCGCTGGGCCCCAGCTTCTCCCACTCGATTTCGTAATCTACGCACCAGCGCATGTGGAGGTCAGCGTTGGTGAATGGCTCGCGCCAAGGCTTCCCCCAGAGTAGACACGGACCATTGAATCCACCATGACCCACCCATTCAGGAAAAAACTCTGCCCCTAACAATTCAGCCAGCCGCTTTAGTTGGTCGTTATTCATCCCCTACCCCTCCCCGTTGGATTTGTTAAGCTGTCCGAGCGTCAATGATTCAGGCCAATTATTCTCTACCGTTTCGATAAACGCGCTACCCTTGGAGCCGTCTTCGAATCCCTCTGCATACGCCTCCTTTACGAGGTCTCGCAGTTCCTTAATAGCCGCATCCCGGTCCTCGATAACCATCTCAAGCCGCGCAATCGTAACAACTGCCGGCGTACTGCAATCTGTGCCAGCACAAAGCGACTCGATGACCCTGCGCTGTTCCTCGAGAGCCTCTTGCGCCTCTGATAGCCGGTCGTCACGCTCAGCCAATGCCGTCTCGCATGATTGCAACAGCGTTACCTTGCCCTCTAGCGCTATCTGAGTAAGGCCAAGGTCCATCTCTAGCGATTTCACTTTCGCGTTCAACTTATCAAAGCTTGCGGCTAATTCAGTAGTCCAATGCTGCTCACCTGGATATTCAGGCATCACTCACTCCTCTCAATTTCACCAACCAATTCAGTCGTCATCGGCGGCATCGCCTCAACCCACTCATCGGCAGCTACGCGTTTCAACTTTGCCCCCAGCTTCACGTCTCGCCTAGTGCTCGCCCTGGTCTCATGGCGTATCCATTCGGTACGGCTGTGCTCTGATTCTCCCCTACCGCAGATTAGGCATTCTGATCGCTTGGCCATGATTAGCTCCTGTTAGGCCGCTACAGCGCGGGCCAGCTTGATATCATTAGTCACGCGGGGAAACTCCTTCCACCCGTGCAATGTCCTGGCAGGCCAGAAAGCCACATCTGGCTCATGCCCATCAGGGTCTAGGTCATTCTCGAGCATGCAGGCGATTACCCTGGATTTAGGAACGCACCCAAGCTTTGAGACCTGAGTGGCCGTTTTGACATCGTTGAATCGCATTATCGACCGAACCAAATGGATATCACACAGCCTCGCCGGAATCAGCCAAGACAGATCGTTGACGCGACCAAACTTCTCTAGCGATTTCAGCGTGACACCGAGTCGAAAGGCGATGCTTGGCCGGGCGGTATAGCCGTCCTTAATGGCCTGGGTGATCTTTTGCTGGGTCATCTTAGCCATTATGCTTTACCTCTTAGTTGTGCCCTGTGGGCGGTTAGATATTGCCGTTAAGCGCATCCACGGCGCCTTCAGTATCATTATTGGCAAGACATTGGATGGCAACTATAGCCTGCCTGGCCTGCTCCGCCTTACCCTCGAAGAATCCCTTGTTGAATTTGTCAGATGCCAGCCTAGCCTCTTCATCGTAGGTTCTGGCGCGCTGGTCAAGCATTATTAGAATGGTCTTATTCAAGATGCATCTCCTATCAATTAATTTTGGTCGTAGACCCTGGCCACTCGAGGCGATCCCATTGCAACTAGAAAAGTTAAAGGGATGTCTCACCAAGGCCCACGCCAAAATAAAGGCCCCACGTACTGGCGGGCCGGGTGTGCCTCAGTACACAAAGCACTTATCGACGTTATACACATCTATAAGCATACGTTTAAGATCCATGCCGGACATGTCGCCGTAGCCCTCTATCGCCTCTTCACCAATGACCTCTATATCAATCCCTTCGTGCAAGGCCTCTACGTCCCCCTCGAACAACCAGAAGTCATGCGCTACGTGGGTGCAGTTTGCATTCAGATCGGTCCTAGCGTCTTGACGTTTGGTTTCTTTCACTTCAATAAGTTTTACCAAAAAGTCCATATCAATACCTTTCGTTTATCCATAGTTATCACATGACCTTTGCGGATTCCTACCCGTGAGCTAGGCCTAGTACGCTCTACATCTACAACACAGCTTGTTGTCGTAATCCATTGCCAACCATGGCTCAAGGACTGATCTAAGATATCCGCAATAAAACGTTTTTTCCTTACCCGCCGGTCGAAGCGGGGCTGCGCTGCAAGACTTTCAGTTGGATTCGGGCATCTTCTGACCCACAATCACCCACCAATGGGGGCTAGGGGTTGCAAAGTTAAGCAGTAATATTTAGAATTCAACCGTGATGCAAAAGGCGGGGTATTCGTTTCCTTCTGGACCGATCTAGATATTCCGCTAGGGCCTGCAAGCCTGTCGCACCACCAATCCTACAGCCCGCTGTGACCATTGTCCAGCGGGCTTTGTTCATACTTTTTGATGCACTTGTTCAGATTATTTGAACGACTATTCCCCTTTATTGGGCAGCTGGCTGGCTGAGAACGTAGGTTCATATTCTCGCTCAACTTCACATTTGCCCATCGACACACCATCCAGAAATATCTCGAATACGATCGGCCACTGGCTTTCCCATCCATCGTGGTGGTCATGGAAGTGGTCGGCAGCCTCCTCGCAGATGTCTGTAATGAACTCTTTGGTGAATTCGTCCGCGTCCGCCTCATCCATCCCGGTAGGGGGTGGCAGATCATGGTAGTATTTTTGGCCGCGAATGCTGTATTTCAATTCCACGCCTACTCTCCTTCTATTGCTGGGGGTGGTGTGCGAATATCAAGCTCACCCCAAACCCTGTTGGCCGCTGCCTGACCTTCGCAAACTCGATGCATGATCTGTGACAGCACGCCGTCTCGGACCAAGGATTCCATAATGCCGGCGCTGTCTTCGATATCGGATTTCATCAGCTTCATGCATTCTTTTACTGAGCCAAGCTCACGCTTCAGGCAGTCTATTTCACTCTGCATGCCCTTCGCGATATCGATAATGGCCTGAGCGTTGCTCTGAGATATCTGTGCCATACATCCCCCTGCTATTGACTATTAAGCGGCTCAACGACATATTCAGATAGTCGTTGAGCCTGGTGGTTAGTAATTGATTGTAACGTTGGTTACCTTGCGCTTGGCGATGAGCTCAACAGCCAGCTTAGCCGCTGCCGGATCAACGCCGCCATCTGTTAGGCATTTTAGGGCTGCATTATTGATGGATGCCTTGTGCTTCTTATTGGCCTCACGCTTAGCCGCTTCGGCCTCTTCTGCGATCCGCTCATCATACTGGCGCTGCTTTTCCTGCTCGATGGCGCCTGCCTTGGCCTGCTCGATGCGCTTGGCCTCTTGCTCCTGGCGCTCTTTCTCCCTGGCTTCGGCCTGCGCCGCCTCGGCCTTGGCATTTTCCGCATCGATAATAGCCTGCTTTCGTGCGTCATCTTCAGCGCGCAGCTTGTCCAGCTCTTCGCGCTCAGCGGCCCGCTCTTGATTCTCTTTGTCACGCTCGATCTGCGCCAACCGGTCTTTCTCGTCCTGCTCAGCCTTGGCCTTGTCGAGTTCTGCCTGCTGCTTATCCAGCTCAGCCTGGCGCACACGCTGCTCTTCTTCTCGCTGCTCGCGCATAATTGCACCGCTCAGCAATTCGCCCAGCTTCGATCGGGTTTCGCCCTTGAGTGTGGCGGCATCATCTTGGAACCAATAGAAGTCCGTATGCTCGAATGCTTCCACCTTCTCCAGGGCTTCGCCGATCTCAACCGAGCCTGCGTTGATCAATGCCATAGGCATATTACGCAATACGTCCATGCGTGCCTGTAAGCGCTCTTTGTGCTCCGCGTCCGCCTTTGCCTTGGCGTCATCGATCACCGCCTTGGCTGTGCGCATGGGCGCCTCGATGGCCTTGATACTATCGATGATGTGGTTCTTGCCGCCGTCCAGCGCCCGGCCCCGGTCAAGGGTCGGCTTCTTCAATTCCGCATGGCGCGCTGTTACCGCTGTCCGAAACTTGGTCATCGCGGACAGCCCGGTTTTTATGATATCGTAGCCATCCTTCGTGCCTGCATCGGGAACGTCCGCATAAAGCGCGGCCAGCTTATCCAGCCGATCCTGCGTGTAGTCCATCGCCTGCATGGCAGTTTCTTTGTTGATATCGGCGGCAATATACTCGCCTTCGATTCCCTCTTGCTTATCGTCGCTCACTGGTCGGTCTCCTCGGTTTCTACGTCGATTGGTTTGTATTTTTCGGCAGCCTTGGCATATCCAGCGGCCAGAGTTTCGATTGCCACCTTGATCGTGGCGTCATCCATGCCAAGCGCTTTGCCCTTTGTTCCGGCCTCGGTGCTGTGCTGATTGTGCAGGGCCTTGAGGCTGGCGAAGTTCATGGCGCCCGCATAGGTTCCGCGTGCATCCTTTACCCACTGGCGGTACTCATCGACGCCAGTGGGCTCTTTGGCCTGATAGGCACCATCTGGGGCCTGCTCCAATACGATATCCTGCGATTCCTCGGCTACTGAAAGGCCTTTCATTGCATCAGGAAACGAATCACGAATAGCGAAGCCCCTGGCCCGCATCTGAAGCATGCGCTTCGGGTGCGTCTTCCATGGGCCGCCTTTAGGTGGATTCCATAGGCCGGCAGCAATCGCATCATCTACGGAGAAGGTCCGTACCGTATCGCTTCGCCCCTCTCGCTTGATCGTGCATTGGGCCGCCGTGCCGTTGTCAGATATCACCTCTGAGATATCCACAAACTTCGGGTGATTCATTACCAGCGCCAACGCCGCGTCACCCCAGATCGAAGGCCGGCCATTGATCACCGCGATATTCTGCAAGGCCTGCATTGGTTGCAAGCCAACCTCTTGGCCCATCTGGACAGCCACAAGCACAGATCCCGGCCTGTTAATGTAATCCTTCGGCACCATGCCTGACTCTGCAATGAGGGTTGCTATCTCCTTTGCCTCATCAAGGTTCTTCGGTGTGAGACTAAACGCCCCGCCAGTTACTGCTATTGAATTTTCGTTACTCATTCTTCACCCCCTCGTTTATAGTTCGTTACCGCTAGCCAAGTCACGCGCCCGCTCTGCTTTCCGATCTTCGGAATCGATGCCGGCCTCATAGAAATATTGCTTGATGGTCTCTTCCAGCTCCATCGTCATACCATCGATAATGGTGTCGCATATCATCTGCTCGCCGCCGATGCCATTAACAGCCCTGAACGCCACCAGTTTCATGGCCTCTGTAATCGCCGGGATCGTGTTTAGATCGGCCTGCCAGTCGCGTTGTACGTGGTCAAGAACAAATCGACCAGTGATGTCGCGCCGTTGATCTGGCGTCATCTCGCCATATCCAATGCCGGAATCGACCGACTCCTCAACGCTGCGAATGAATTCTGTTTTGTTGCTCATCCCTACCCCCTTAATAGACTTGAATCTCTAGTGCAATCGCCGCATATGGTCTTTCCAGGCCTTCCGCACCGCTGGCACCTGTCCACTTTTGCGACTGGTCCAAATCGGTATGAATCATCAAATAGCTCCTCATAACTCGGCCCTTCGCCCAGTCGCGCTATGTACATCGCCTGATGTTCGTCTGCTATTTCGCCCATCCCTACCCCCTTTAGCCCGGTATATTATCCACCGCCGGGGAACAGTGCCAAAATCTGGCTGTAGGCTATATCGCTGTAGGGAGCCTGGCGCCTCGGTTCGGGTTAATTGATGCTGGTCAGTTCCTGCAATGTTTCAGCGCGCTTATCTTCTAGGCACTCGATAATGTGAGCCATAAATACGCCTGCATCCATCACTCCGCTCAGGTTTACGTTCCAGCCTGAACCATCATCATGCTTAGAAATGCAGAGGCAGCCAGCGTCTGTAGACGCTTCATCAGCCACATCCCTAGCCTCTAATAAAGCAGTCTCGACATCCCTCAGCTTCTGCACGATTGGCTCAGCAGCTCTAAAATCAACAATGTCCATCATCCCCACCCCTCTCGTTAACTAGTGCTGACAAGATTAATCCTTCGCTAGAATCCTGTCAACTCAAATAATGCAAAATGTATTAAATAATTGACAGGGCGCATTTATTCGAATAGGATGTCCCTAAATTAACCAGCAACAGGAATAAAAATGAAAGCCATCAATATAGGTCGCTCGATAGACATCATGAAAGCCAAGGCAGGGGTCAAGATGGCCGACATATGCAAGGGAACAGGCCTCAGTCGGGCAACGATAAGCCTGATGCGCAGAAACTCCTCTGTCGGCTCTATGGCCAGCCTTATAAAGGTGGCCTATTTCTTCGAACTGGGGGTGGTTGAATTTCTCACTGAAGGTCTGGTGGGGAAGGATTTGATTTTTGATAAAGGCAAAGACGATGCAAGGTCTATTAAACACGATTCCGATTCATAAGCGCCGCCGAGCCCTTGAGGTGATGCGGGAGTACGGGTTGCGGGCGTTCATTCGCTATTGCGATAGGTGGGTGCTGGAGCATGAATAGAAAAAACCCCGGAGGGGGTCAACCAAGAGCAGGGGATAGGATGGAAGCATTTAAGTGTGTGATCGGCATTATCTGGGAAACTCTGGGGCAGCCTTTTATCTGGACAGTCTTGATGATCGGTGTATTTATCAGCGAGATAATCAACGGGTTCACCGTGGCGGGATCGTTCTGGATTGTCTTTTGTGGGTTGATGTACGCCCTATCCAGAATTGCATTGGCGATTGAGTCGCTCGCCAAACCAACCTAACAGGAGTGAGATAGATGGATAAGCTCAGTTATTTAAGGCAACTCGCCAACACAGATTTCCAGGCTGCGTGTCAGTGGGCAGAGCAGAATATCGAATCTTTGCCTTCGTTCTTCGAAACATGGGCCAGGCATTGCGGAGCGCCTCGGGAGACCTTTATCGGCCACACTGTTCGAATGCTGGCCGATAGCCGGATGGACGATAACGCTAATCAGGCCAACCATAAGCTATAGAGGAGCTGGATTATGGCAACAAGAAAAGAAACGCACATATTCTGCAAGGGTGACGTGTGCCAGCTTGATGAAATTTATGCTGTTTCCGGTCTGGGGGTGAGGGAGGAGTGGTGGTGCTTTCTCGGAGATGATGACGGCGATGCAGACGCTGTTGAAATATCCCGGAATATAACCATTACGATAGAAATCAGCACAGAAGATTGAATTACTTCCCAGTATTCTAAGGCCCCTGGGAAGCCGGAGTGCCGTGTAAGCTCCGAAATCATACTATCGGCGTTTACCGGATTGAGGGCTAAGACAGAGGAGTAATCATGCAGCCTTTCGAGGTAGATAGCAAGTGGATCGAGCATTCCATCCGCAGGCTGAAAAAGAGCCAAAAGAAACACCCAGACAATCTGTATATTCAGATTGATCTTCACCACTTCGAGTCAATGAAGTGTCGAATGAAACAGCTTGAAGCGTTGGCGAGGTGAGTATGAATAGGGTATTTATGGAGAAGATTTACTCTCTCTGGCAGGAGAACTCAGCGGAGCTAAAGAGCTTGGCGCATGCCGAGAGTGTCGGCATGGTTGATGTCTATACGCATTCAATAATGCTGAATAATTGCAAAAAAACAGACTCGGATATTTCCGGGATAATTGACCTGTATTGGTCTCAACACAACAAATAAAGGGGCGGGTGATGGAATATGTCGCATTGGTCTTGTATGTCCTTGGGGTATTCATGCAGTTTCGGCTGGGCGAAAATCTAATCATAGAGAGAGATCCGGTAAAACATGAGCCGAAGGTTTTGTTCCTTGCGGCCACGCTCTGGCCCGTGACAGCTTTTCTCTACATCCTGCGTGCGCTATTTGTGCGTGACGAATAGGGTGCAAACAAACAAGCCCGGCTTGACGTGAATCAGGCCGGGCTATAGTATAGATTTCGTGGCATCGGTGCTGAAACACCTATGTCAATCAGATTGAATAGAATCGGATTCACTTGGCCACCTGCCAATAGTAGCAAAACAGAACCCGACCCACAATATCTTGATTGACTCACCGACGCCGCCCGCATGGGACGGTAATCGCACGGGGCTTGAGCTTCCCCCCCCCTACTGAAGAGCCAGAAACAAAACTTTGCATGGCCCCTAGCATTGCGTCTGGACGGGGGTACGAAAGTTAAAACGGGTTCTTATGGAGCGGTAGCGCTTAGCGCTGGGGGCATCGATCACGGCCTCTAACTGGACATACCAAGGTTCAGCATGTGATTGCCCGATAGTTTCATGCAAGGTTAACCATCGCTTTCTACTGGCTATAGGCCTACGGAACAGCTAAAGGGTACAGCAACATAAACACCTGTTCCAAGCAGGTCTAAAATGATTCCTATGGGAGAATGAAATGGTTAGTGAAGATTTTATAGAAGGAGCTGAGGGGTTTAGAAAGATGCTACTCAAGGCCACCAAGCCAACGGCATGGCCTCATATCGAGGGTGTTTTTGTCGTGTTCGCCACAGTCAACGGATTCGAATCGGCTGACGATGTCGTTGATAAAGTGCTAGCTGAGCAATCATGTCATGAGCCCATCGACGCCTGATAACTATGTCTAATTGATTGGAGAATGAGAGATGGCAAAGCATCTTGAATACCAGTTCAAATGTGATTTGTGCGGTCATGGTGAAGCAAATACCATCGGATCAGATCCGAAAGGATGGGCCAAGCTTATGATTGAAAACAGACACGTAGATAGGGACTTTGAAGACAAGCATGTTTGCCGGGAGTGTGCTGAGTCAATAGCCAGGCAGGTAACCACTGCCTAACCACCCTATAGGGCTACAGGAGATTGATATGGCAGACGCTAAGAAGAGACTGAAAGAACTTCGTAAATATATTCAAGAGCTTGAGTCGTACCATTCAGAGCGGATGAATCGGGCGTTCTTAAATTCTCAATCAAGGGCAAGCTCAAGATCTATGCATGCAATGGCCGGTCATTTAATCGAGTATATCGACCGTGACTAGCTGGGACACAGACAAGCCACTATTCGAGCAATTCGTGCTCCAAGATTGGCCCGATACCGATTTGACCGTAGAGAGTAACGACCTGCTGGGTGATGAATATTACGCTGACCCGGTAACGAATAGGCGATTTGCAGATTTCTGCGGCGGGCTCAGTTATCAGAAATACAGCGAGGGTTAATCGTGACATTGGCATCGCAACAAAGATACGACAAGAAGCGGGTTCACTGCACAGGCTGTGGGCTGTACAGAAACCCGGAACATATGACCGAAACAGGCTGCAGGCTTTGCGACGATCCGGCCTATCGGGCAAAGCGTATAGAGGCAGGGCACTCGATCAAGTGGCCTAAGCCGCCAGCGAAGGTAGACGGGCGCCGGAACAACGGCAAAAAGAGCACCAGACCGCGCCAGGATGTTGTTGTAAATCCTGTTGGCGAATGGGCGCATATGGCGTGGGCTGGTTAATTACTGAGGGGATAGAGATGACTTTTGATGATGACATGATCCAATTTGAATTTGAAGGTGGCACTAAGAGAATCTTCTGTAAACAGCTTGGCGTTGATTGGCCACCGCCTAAAGAAATGGCATTCATGGGCTTTGATATGGAGCGGCAACAATACTCAGCCATCACCGATGAGCAACGGCAAGAGATGACGCATGTATTTCGGGGCGCTGTCTATGCCCCTGCTGGCGCGGTTGGCACGGGATAGGCTGTCTATTAGCAATTACTGATAAGGGGATAGAGATATGGTGATCAAGCGAGCACTAATAATCAAAAAAGAACACCTAGATAAGATATTCGATTCCGGCAAGATATGGGAGATGCGCTCAGGTATGACCCATATCACCGAGCGGATAGGTCTCATAGAGTCGGGTAGCGGCTTGATAATGGGTGAAGTCGATCTTGACGGAACGGGCTACCCTATACAGAGCAAGGTCGATGCGGCGCTCAACTGCGACAAGCACCAGGTCGATAATCTGGATTTGCTAAAGAAATGGAAATGGCCGTGGTTGCTGGCGAACCCAAATCGTTACCCGTCACCGGTTCCATACAATCACCCGAAAGGCGCGGTTATCTGGGTCAAGCTCTGATGGCCCTGCCACCTCCCCCGTGGGGATATCTCACAGCCCCTACACCATACGGCAGCCCATCGACCATCAGCAGGGCTAGGCTGGAGCTATGGAAACGTGGCGCGCCAATCGTGGGCATCGAGTATCGGATGCGGTATCGGTGCTGGTGGGGGTGAATTTTTGCCATGAGTGGCTACACAACAACGAATTGGAGATGGAAATGAGCAAAGTATTCTTAGGCGGCACCTGTAATGAATCAACATGGCGTGATGAGCTTATGCCAGTATTGCAGGTGGATTATTTCAACCCTGTAGTGGATGACTGGACGCCAGACTGCCAGGAAGAAGAGGAAAGGCAGAAGGCTAATTGCTGCGATGTGCATTTATACGTGATCACCAGCGATATGACAGGCACCTTCAGCATTGCCGAGGCCATAGAGTCAGCCATGACACCGGGCAAGCACTCCATATTGCATGTGATCCCAGACGGTTTCGGCAAGTCGCAAATCAAATCCCTTCAGGCGGTTGCGGCCATGGTGATCAAGCACGGCGGCGTTGCGTACATTGACGATGATCTGCGCAGAACGGCGCGGGTACTGAATAACTGTTACTCAAAATTTTTGCCATGAGTGTTGGTGGGGTGCTGGGTGTCGGTTGATTATGGGCTTTCTCGGGCTTAATTTGTTACAAAGTGTATTTACATTATCCTAATTTGTATATACACTTTAACCCATGACTAAGAAACGAAAAACACCGGTTGTTGTTATCACCCTACCCGATGGGCTGCGAGAGAAGGCCAAGCGGATAGGCGACGGTAACGCCAGCAAGGGGATCAGGATGGCTCTGGAGAAGTGGCGGGAGATGCAAAAATGACGTGTTTCAATTTCGAATGGGTTGAGCTGGCAGCGATTACGTTGCTGGGCGCACTGATTATGATGACCGTTGCTGGCGCTGTCCTGGCTGTATATCACGGCAATAAATACGATGGTCCAGATGGGAATGGGATGTTATGAGCAAGAAACGAGTTGAGGTGTGGAGTTGTGGCGGTGGTACCCAGTCAATCGCCACCGGGGTGCTCATCGTGCAGGGCGTTTTGCCAAAGCCTGACCATGCTTTGATCGTGGATACCACTAGAGAGAGTTCGGATACCTGGGACTACATGGACAATCACCTGGCGCCAATGATGGCTAAACATGGGGTAGAGATTCATCGGATAAACTGCGCGGATTATGGGGCGCGATACCTAGACCCAACTGTCGAGGTTCCGTTGCCGATGTTCACTGCACCAGATGGCAGGCTTAGGGGGTTCTGTTCCGGCTCATGGAAGAGGGATCCAGCCAGGAAGTATTTGAACGAGGTATTCCCAAAATCAAAATTTACCCAGTGGATAGGATATTCAGTTGATGAGATTCGACGACTAAAGGTCACAGAAGGGAAGTGGCAAAACTGGTACCCCCTTATAGATCTCCGCCTATCAAGGTTCGACTGCATTTCTTTGGTAGAGAAGCATGGGCTGCCATCTCCCCCCAGATCGTCCTGCTGGTGCTGCCCAAACAGGTCGGATTATGAATGGGAGCATATGAAGAACAAAAATCCAGTAGATTTCCAAAAAGCAGAGGATTTAGAACGATTTATTCAGGAGAGTGGCGCGGTAGATGCCGGGGATGACGTGTACCTTCACAGGTCCAACAAGAGGCTGGGGGAAGCGAGATTCTCAGGGAATAACGGGGATCTATTTTGCGACTCAGGTGCGGGATGTTTCACATAGCGCGGTCAGGCGGGTATCGAGTTGCGCACTGAGCTGGCTATTAAGCAGCTGATTACGGAATCGTATAAGTAGCTACATCAATACGGACCCGGCTAGGATGCGGGTTATTCACACTAACGTTTATGGTGAATTTTAAGGAGGCTCAGATGTCCAGGATTGATAGAGAGGGGCGGGTAGCGATTGGAAATCACAGACTTTCAGTCTTGGAAGAAGGTATACCGAGAGATTGGGATGCCCGTAAGGTGTGGGAGCGTCAGTTTAAGAAAGATATTTTCAAACGGATAATCCAAACCATGGGCCGATGCGGGTGGGCAAGCTGCATACCTCCAGAGGACATTAAGCAGTACGGAATGAGCTTTGCCACCGGGCACCGGTATTTCCAAAAGGGTTTTCTTCGCGCAGATCTTAGCTTGTGCGGTAGATGTATTGAGATTGAGTTTTATCAGAATGTGGTTGTTGATAGTCGTGATGATCACTGGGGTAGGTATGACCATAACAATCACAAAGTGATCCCATATATGATGGGGCTCGAAATTCGCCGTATGCAAAATCGCATATCAAGCTACCTTTGCAACGTGTTCACAGGGTATGCGGTTAAGCCCCAGTCTCCAGAGCGAGGCTCCTCTACGGCGCTTGATATTGTCGATTATCGCATGCGCAATTCTGGGCACTTCGATGAGGCTCTGGGCCGTTGCGGTGGTGATGATCGGTGTGGCAACAACAAGAGCGCTGACGGATCTATCGTCAAGCACGGCGAGCGGGTGTGGTTCTTTGATAGTCACGGGAGGATAGCCACTGGCACTGCCTTCTATGACCTCAACATGATGTGGCACGTTGTTACCGGTAAGTATGATTTCAGAGTTCTTCCAAGCTGGCAGCTTATGGTGAAGTGCCCGGAGGATTTCCGAGTTAAGCGAAACGAAGACCGCAAGCAGAGAACTGTGGGCGCGCTGCTTGAGAGCGCGGTCAAAAGCCAAGATTTTGAGCGGGCGATAATACTCCGCGATGCGGCATAACTACCATAGGAAAACGTGATGGATCATGTATTTATATGCAAGTGCGGCTGCGAATACTACTGCGAAAGGCATATTCAGGCTGTGACCATATCATTCGACCAGCATGGCGAGCCCGATGGCGCGGGGGAGTACTCCCACGTAAGAGGTGGGACTAAGCAGTATTGCCTGCAGTGCCATAAGGATGTCACCAACCAGGTTGACGGGTTAAAAACTGAGTGGGATTCATAAGGGAAAACGGGACCATGGAATTAGACGAGATCGAGCACAAGATCGCATGCAATGAACTGAGCGCATCGCAGGTATTTACCCAGATGAGACAGCACATCATTAGTCGAAACGACGTGATCAATGAGGCTATATTCGCCATCAATCGCTGTGAGCTGGTGGCGCCTAACGTCCAGCGCATAAGGGTCGATAGCGCCGTCGGTGCTTTGTGTCAATTGAAGAGATTTTAACCAGGGGGAAACGCAGTGACCAGAACGGCAGAATTGCACAAGGAAAGATCGCGGTTATTGCTCCTTATTGAATTGGGGCTGGATACCGAAGATACCCATATAGACCTGAGCGCTATAAATTACGTGCTCTGGTATCGGACGCAGGCAAAAAGCTGAAGGAAAAACGCATGCACACAATATTTGATGAAATGGATAATATAGTTGCACAGTTTAGCAGGGCTGCCGATAAGTTTGCACGCTGCAAAGGCGAGAATTGTCGTGCCGTGTGTGGCGTTGGGCATAGTGACGAGTGCAAGATTGAGCACGACAGCCGGCATGTGAATGTAGTCGATGAGGTTCCGTCCTGCTTTGATAGGGCGGAGCATGCAGGGCGTGTATTTGATAATTGCAGGTTCTTCCGTGAATGCAAAGACCGTAAGGATATATGCGTCAATAACCCACCAAGAATTTTTAGTTAGACGTGTACTTATTGAGGAGTTGGATTTTGTCTATTCAGCAGGCGGGTAATAAATTAATGCAGGTTGCGCTAAACAGCGACCTAGGCGATGACGCGGAATATGTACAGGCCGTTAAAACGCTGGTTGATGCTGCAAAAGATCGCGATCGGTTGGTGATCGGGATCGGTCTGGCAATGGAAGGGGCTTTAGAAAACGGCGACAACTACGACATATTGGCGGATCTAATCAATGACGCCTAGCCTTTGCAAAGCGAACCATTAGGAAATCCCTAATAGTTCGAATATCCAATAAAAAGCCCCGCATTGTGCGGGCCGGGAGATGAATTATGAAAACCGGAATTGAACTGATAGCCGACGAGCGGCATCGGCAGGTAAATGAAGAAGGCTGGACGCCAGAGCATGACGACGCCCACACGGACGCATCGATGGCAATGGTGGCTGCCCTATATGCGGCACCGGTGAACCTGTACGAAAGAACAAAGAATTGGGAGGGTGTTGAAATTCATACAGACCCTTGGCCGTGGAAAACCATAGTGGACGACATGGTGCCTATCAAGCTCAACGCCTGGGATAATCGCAGAATCCACGACGAAAAGCGCCGGCTGGTTATCGCTGGTGCATTGATTGCAGCCGAACTTGACAGGATCAACCGTACTGAGGAGAGAGATTGTGAGTAATAAAGTATTTTTAGGCGGCACCTGTAACGAATCAACATGGCGAGACAGCCTTGTGTTGGTGCTTCAAGTTGAGTATTTCAACCCGGTAGTTGATGACTGGACGCCAGAATGCCAGGCTGAAGAGGAGCGGCAAAAGTCCGATGTCTGCAATATCCACCTCTATGTGATCACCAGCGCCATGACCGGTACATTCAGCATTGCCGAGGCGATTGAATCCGCAATGACTGCAGGGAAACAGGTCATTTTTCATGTTATGCCTGAAGGCTTCAGCGATGCACAGGTGAAATCGCTTCAGGCCGTGGTTAACATGGTGGGAAAACACGGTGGGATTGCATATATCGATGATGACCTGCACAGGACGAGCAGAGTTATCAATTACGCATTCAAGCCATAATCCCGCATTGTGCGGGGCTGGGGTATGGCGTAAAATTGGGGCAGGAGGAATTCATGCGCGAAATCAACAGCATCATCATTCATTGCACATATACCAAGTCAGACATGGACATCGGCGCCGCAGAGGTCCGCAAGTGGCATGTGGATGAAAACGGGTGGGATGATATCGGCTATCACGTCATCATTCGTCGTGATGGCGAAATGGACGGAGGCAGGCCACTGGCCGACGCAGGAGCGCACGCCAAGGGCCACAACGCCAATAGCATAGGGATTGCCCTTGTTGGCGGCATGAGCGAGTCAGGCGAGCCAGAGGCCAATTTCACGTTCAAGCAATACGAGGCGCTGAAAAACATTCTCACGTCAATGATGGCAGCCTATGACGTGCCAGCCAGGAACGTGATGGGGCACAATGAGGTGAGCAAGAAAGACTGCCCGTGCATCAATATCCCGGCGCTTGTGGAAGGTATGCTGTGAAACAGTGGATTGACGATAACCGGATATTCCCCCGCCTGTTCGCCTTCCTGTACATCTGGATGTGCATAGAGGTGTACATGTGGTACATCGGCCTGCCTGTTCCAACAAACGGGCAATCAGGCTTTGCAACGGGGGTATTGGCGACATCTGGGGGCTATTTCAAGTTCTACGTTGATAGCGGCAAGCCGGAATGAGGGCCGCAGCCGGTATAATCTTTGCTCTAATCGTGGTCGCGTGCATGGGATATTACGCCGGCATGCGCCATTACGACGTGGCAGCCAAAGACGCGGCAATCGAGGCCCTGTCCACATCAGTGACGGCTGAATCGATAACTATGGCATCACACAAGCGGGCCAACAAGTATCTGGTCGACCAGCTCAAAACACTAAACATGGCGTGGGGAATTTATGAAAAAGACAACCTTGATCGGTGCGCTCGTACTGCTATCAATGACCCAAGGCTTGCTTGGTTGCTCGTTAATATGTCCGAAGGAAATCAAATATATTCACATCCTGCCCCCGATGGAGCTTTTGACAAGGGTGAAGGAACCGGCCCTCAAATACTCTGGACCGATGTTGGGAAATACGCAGTCGAAGGAATCACAGCTTTCAGAGCCTGCGACGCCAAAATAGAATCCCTCATAGAATATTTCACCCGGGTTGGCGCCAAACCTGCGTCTGACATTGGAAATCTATAGGTGAGTGATATCATGGCCACAATAGCCGATAACCGGGAAACAATAACAATGGGCGAAGTGACCAACGTCATCGTTGAATCAGTGGCGACCGATAAGCTAAAGCACATAATTAACTGGGGGGTCGGCTTTTTCGCAGCCTTTGCTGGAGCGATCCCGACGATCACAAGTGTCGTGGCCCTGCTGTATATGATTTTCCTGTTCTACAAGGCCTATCTGGATATGCAATTAACAAAGGTCAGGCTGGCCAATGAGGACAGGCGAAAAGAGGATGCGCCATGATCGCCACGGTATCCAAAGTGGTCGGCTCGGTCTCCGCTGGAAAGTGGGGGTTTATGGCGTCCATCAAGTCGCTGGAGCATGGTCTGAAGTCCAAGGGATACGAGGCCGAAGATCAGCAATCGGCGAGCAGAGCCAGGGCAAAGCTGATTAAGGCGCTAAAGGGGGACGGGTTCAAAGTCCTTATGGTGCAGTGATGGGCGAGGTGGTCCCAATGGCTGGCAGCATGGATGTGCCCGCGACCCTGCGTCACATAGCCGATCAAATCGAATCGGGGGAAATTCAGCCGGATAACTGTACGGTTATCACTGGCGGAAACCTGTATCAGCTCGGTAGCGACAACGATAGAGCGGCGGCGTCTGATGCTTTATGGAATATGGAATGGGGCAAGACGTTTCTTATGGCCCCGACAATCATGGGTTTAATTGACGAATGAAAGCCAGAAAGCTCACCCCTAAGCAGGAGAAGTACAAGAACCTCAGAATTAAGGGGCTTGGCCCTATTGACGCTCATAGGGGGGCGTACCCAGGCTGGAAGGGTAGCGCCAAAGCTAGAGGGTTGGCCGCAAACAAGCTTGAGAAGGATGCTAGGATCGCGCTACCCATCAAGAAAGCCGCCGAAAAAGACACAAGCGACGCGATCATGAGTAGAGAGGAGGCATTGGAACGCCTCACGCTGTCGGCAAGGATCAAGATCACCGATGTGTGTAATTTCGAGCTGGTCGAGATCGCCACCGCTGACGGCGAGAAGAAGATGCAGACCGTCTGGACAATCAAGGATAGCAAGGACATCAAGCCCGAGGTGGCGGCCTGTATCAAGTCAGTCACCATGACAAGCAAAGGCCCCAAGATAGAGCTCTACGACGCCAATGGAGCAATCAAACAGATATCCACCATGCAGGGCTGGGAAGCTGCTAAGAAATTCGAACATAGCGGGAAGGTTGATTATACCGATGTGTCAGAGGATGAGATTGACCGCAGGATAAAGGCCATCACTAATGGATCTGGCTAGCCTTGATCGTGACGAGAAGGTAGAGCTCCTACAGCTCCTCGAGGCCAAAGAGGAGAAAAAGAAGGCGGTCCTTTACAAGACCGTCTTTGATTCGTTTTACCCCTGGCAGCGTGAGTTTGCCGCCGCCACGGCATCCTATTACGAATGCTGCCTATGTGCTGCCAACCAGATCGGTAAGACTTACACCGGCACGGATATCGACGCCATTCATCTCCTTGGTGACTACCCAGACAATTGGGAGGGGCATAAATTCGAATTCCCCCCACTGTGCTGGGGCCTTGGCTTCTCGATGGAGAAGACCCGCGATCTTCTACAGACCGCCCTATTCGGAGCGTTCACCGGTGGCGAGTTCGAAGGCGGGCTAGTTCCAAAAGACAAAATAATCAACTGGGAAAGCGCGACAGGCACACCCAACGCCATGCGAACGGTAAGAGTCAAGCATGTGGGCGGGGTAGCGGCCATTCAGTTTTGGAGCTACTCCCAGGGGCACCACGCCATCATGGGTGACGTTGTTGATTGGTTTCATGTCGACGAAGAGCCCAAGGACCAGAAGATACGCCCTCAAGTCTTAACCAGGACCATCAATGGCGACAAAGGCCGTGGCGGTCGCGGTATCTACACCTTCACCCCAGAGAACGGTAGAACCGACTTGGTAATTCAGTTCATGGATACTCCATCGGATGCTCAGTTCTTTATGCAAAAAGGGTGGGATGATGCGCCGCACATCACCCCAGAGAAGGCCAAGAGGATGCTGGCCCAGTACCCGGAGCATCAGCGCGATATGCGCACCAAGGGCGATCCAATGCTGGGGCACGGTCGGATCTATGGCATCGGCGACGAGTTCATATTGTGCGATCCATTCGACATTCCAGATCATTGGAATGTGATTGATGGGATGGATTTTGGTTGGGACCACCCTCAAGCCCATATCCAGATGGTAGAGGATATGGACAGCGGGTCGATCTACATAACGCGGGCATACAAGGCCAGCAAAGCATCAGCCAATGACGCTTGGGGCGCCACCAAAAAGTGGTCTAATGGGATCCCTACGGCGTGGCCGCACGATGGGCTGCAGAACGAGAAGGGGCGCGATAACGCCGTTCAGCAAAGGGCTCACTATCATGATGCAGGGTTCAAGATGCTGGCCGAGCATGCGACGTGGCCAGAGGGCGGGCTATCCGTAGAAAACGGAATATACAGCATCTTGAAGCTGATGCGGGCCGGCCAATTCAAAGTGTTTCGCGGGCTGATTGATGTGATGGATGAGATTAGGCAGTACCACCGGGACGAAAAGGGCAATATAGTCAAGATTCGCGACGACTTGCTTGATGCTATAAGATGTGCATACATGATGCGCCGCTTCGGTGTGCGCAAAGGCGACATAAACAAGCCCCGTCCTGTAGTTATGCCGCGACCAATCACCCCAATGGGTAGGCGATAATGCTAGAGCTAAAAGACCTCCAAGACCTGCACGACAAGGCCTATACCCACAATCAGGTTACCCGACAGAAGGCGGCCGACGATCAGCTGTTCTACTGGGTGACGCAGTGGGACGATAATCTACTAGGCGAATCATCCCTTGGGTACCGCGGGGAGTTCAACATAATTCGGAAGGCTGGCCGGCAGATCCTTGGGGACCTTCGAGGCAATCCGGTCCAGGTTGATTTTGACCCAAAGGGAGAGACTGAGCAGGACGGGGCCGATCTGCTTGACGGGATATACCGGTCAACATCCAGAGAAAACACGTCAATCGAGGCCTTCGACAACGCGGCCGGCGAGGCTGTGGTGTGTGGGTATGGCGCCTGGGAGCTATACACCGAATACGAATCCAACCGGATCGGCGATGAGAAGCAGGTTATTCGGCGCCGGCCCATCTACGAAGCCAACAACAACGCCTATCCAGACCCCAACGCAAAGCTTGCCGATAAGTCCGATGGGCTCTACTGGTCAGTCCTAACCGCCTACTCTGAGGACGGCTATTCAAAGCTGGTCAAAGACCTAACCGGGCGCGATGAGGATTACGGCGAGTCTTTCAAATGGCCAGAGCAGTCCTATGCGTTCCCGTGGTACGCCGAAAGCAACAAGATTTACGTCGTTTCGTTCTATCACAAGGAGAAGGTGAAAGAGAAAATCTTGACCCTGGCAGATCCCTTTGGTTCCGAGCTGATGGTGCGCGAGACCGGGCTTGAGGAAGTGGAGGACGAGCTGCTCGACGCCGGTTATGAGATTGTCAGCGAGAAGACCATAGAGCGCTGGCAGGTCACGAAATACACCGCGTCCGGTGTCGAGATCCTATCCACCGATATCATCCCTGGCGAGCATATCCCCGTAATTCCGACATACGGCGAGCGGGCATTTATTGAGGGCGAAGAGCATTGGGAGGGCGTTACTCGCCTAGCCAAAGATCCCCAGCGGCTGCGCAATTTCCAAATGTCCTACCTGGCTGACATTGTTTCCCGGTCGCCTCGTCCTAAGCCGATATTTACCCAAGATCAGATTGGCCGGTTTGCCCATATGTACGAAGAGAACGGCGCCGATAACAATTACCCGTACCTGTTGCAGGAAAGTAAGGACGCCAATGGGGCCGCGCTGCCGATCGGTCCGGTAGCAGTTATGCCAGAGCAGACCGTCCCAACAGCTTTGGTGGCATCGCTCGAGCTGTCCCGCCAAGCGGTTGAGGATGTGGCAAACCCAGGCATTCCCCAGGACATAGCGGACCCCGACCTATCGGGCAAGGCCGTTAACGCCCTGCAGATGCGATTCGATCAGCAGTCAATCGTCTATCAGCAGAATCTTAAGCACGCCCACCGACATGACGGGGTGGTCTACGCGTCCATGGCTAGCGAGGTGATCGACTCCCCCCGCAAGATGATGACAACGCTGCCAGACGGCCAGAAGAAACAAGTCCAGATAATGGAGACCGTTATCGATCGGGAAACCGGCGACGCGGTAACCCTCAATGACCTGACCGGCGCCGAGTTCGATGTCTATGCCGATATCGGCCCGTCCTATGCGTCAATGCGGGAGCAGACAATCGAGCGTCTGACCCAGATATACCAGTCCATGGACCCATCTGACCCGGCCCGCCGAATGATCTTGCTCAAGCTCCTGAAGCTATCCGATGGCGTTGACCTCGAGGACGTGCGCGAATACGCAAACCGTGAATTGATCATGATGGGCGTTAAAGAGCCCGAGACCGACGAAGAAAAGGAAATGGTTGCCAATGCCCAGCAGAGTCAACAGCCTGATCCTATGATGGTTGCCGCTATGGCTGAGGATAAGAAGGGTCAAGCCGCGCTAATGAGCGAAGAGCGCCAGATGATGAAGGCGCAGGCCGATATCCAAAACGACCAGGCTGGCACACAGATCGATGCATTCGACTCGCAAACCAAACGCATGGATACCCAGGTTAGCGCCGAGAAGGCTGGGGCAGAGATCGAACTGAAGCGGATCGAGGTATTCGGCAAGCAGATCAGCGAGCAGCAGGCAAGGCGCGAGAGGTTTATGGGTAGGATTTCCCAGCCGTCCATGGCTGGTCGCGCCTAATCGATTATCACTTAGGCAGCGAGAAATACCCGCCACCCTTGCACCGAAACGAGTAGAACCGGCTGTTCTCGCTGTAGAAGGCGAACCCATCGCCCTCGCAGAACGTCCGGCTAATGGTTGTTTTGACGGCGTGGGCGTCTAGCAGCTTCTCGGCCGCCTCGAGTGGCTGAGCCCTTGAGGTCATGCCAGAGCAGGCCTGTAGGCTAATTGCTGCTATCAGAATCATTAACGTTTTCATCATCTTCCCATTTGCTTTTGTATGTCAGGACAAAATGCCCATCAGGGTAATGCCCGTGCTTAATCTCGACCGCGCCATCCCTCTCCGCCTCCCGGTATACCTTGAGGGGCGAGTGGTGCAGGTCTTTTGGTGTGAATTGCTTCATTGCCTTATCCCTTATTACTTTGCAGTATTTGCTTGCTATTAAACCAGCCACGGATGCCTGTTATTGGCTCTCTCAAAAAACACTGCTCAGTGCCGCATCTGCACGACCTCCACAGCTTTGGCTCTGGAAAAACCCCGTTCTCTCTGTAGCTCCAGGTATGTGAGTGATTTAAAAAAGACAATAAACTATTCTTTAGCACCTGCTAACCCTCCGTTAAGTCTCAATCCAGATTAAAGCACCACCCCAGAGATCCGTCAATGGCAACTAAGTTTCCAATTTGTAAACCTACATGGTAAGGGTCTATACTGTGGGCACTGAGGCGAACAGGCTAAACGCATATCTTACCGGCGAGTTATCACCGGGCTAATCGTTACAACTGCGAGGAAACACAAGTTGGAAGTACAAACTCTGGATGAGCTGAAGCTAGAAAACGACGCGGAAAATGGTAATGCCGAAGAGGAAGCCGCAAAACTCAAGGCAGAGCAAGAAGCCGCATTGGCGGAAGGTGAACCGCAAGAACCAGTAATCCCTGCGGAGGGAGAGCTGGCAGAAGGTGGAGAGCCCGAAGTAGATCAGTGGATGCAGACCGACGAACAGGCGTCGGAAGGTCAGCAGGTCTCGGTGGCCGTACTGGCTAAGACCCGATCAAAGCTGAAAGGCAAGATCGGCGAACGAGATGAAGAGATTGAGAGATTAAAGCAGGAGAATGAGGCCCTGAAAAGCGGCCAAACTCAAACGCCGGCATCAGCGGAACAATTACCCCCTCGACCTAAACGCGAGGACTTTGATTTCGATGATGACAAATACGATGCAGCGATAGACGCGTGGCAAGATAAGCGAATGGATCTGAAACTGGCACAGGGCCAGCAGGTCAGCGAGCGAAAAGGTCAGGCGGCAACGCAGCGCGAGAATCTCAATCAAGCAGTTGACCAGCACTATGAGCGTGCGGAAAAGCTGACGAAAGACAGTGGCATTACTGATGAGGTTTATCAGCAGGCGGATCGGGCGGTGCGATCGGTAATTGAATCGATTAGACCTGGTGAGGGTGACCTCATTGCTGATCAGCTTATTGCGACTGTTGGCGAAGGCTCTGAAAAGGCTATGTTCTGGATTGGCCGGAACAAGCAAGCATCCGAGCAATTGCAGGCGTCACTGGTGGCAGATCCATCTGGAATGCGGGCGATAGCCTTTATTTCCAAGAAAGCCGCCGAGCTATCCGCACCCAAACAGAGGTCGAGCCGAGCCCCTAAGCCGGCTGCTAACGCGCAAGGTGACGCGTCTACAAGCTCTAATGCATTAGCACTACAGCGCAAGTATGACGAGGCACATAAGGCGAAGAATGGTCAGGCAGCTTATGACCTCAAGCAGCAAGCGAAGAAGGCAGGGCACGACGTTTCCAAATGGTAACGATTAGGAGTAATTGAAATGGGTGCTTTAACTACCGGCAAGATTGCCGAGGTTCTTTTTGAGAACATGATGGAGACGTATGAGCATCAGATGCAGATGCTGAGCCTTACGTCCTACGAACAACCCGACGCCGGGACAATGCAGAACGCTAACAACATTATCTGGCGCCCTGTGCAGCAGCACGCCCCGGTAATTGAGGGGTGGGATCTCTCCGGTAAGGAAACCGGCGTTATTGAAGAGACCTTCCCCGCGCAGCTTGGCACCCCCAAGAATGATTGGGTAAGTCAGCGAGCCGACGACATGCGCACCCAGCAGTTCTGGGAGCGTCGAGGCAAGCAATCTGGATTGCGTCAGGCTACCGAGCTAAACAAGGGCATTGCAAACGTTGTTGCGCTGCAGGGCTCGCAGTTCATTCGGTCTAGTGTAGCCTCTGGTTATGACTTCATCGCCGAGGGTCAAGCGATCCTGAACGAGCGGCAGCAGGAGAATTCGGGGCGCTGCTTTGTCCTGAATGATCGCGACACTCTGAAGTTCGGCAGCGACCTAGCCGCACGACAGACCCTCCAGGGGCGCCCTAATGATACATGGGCAACTGGTCAAATCGGCGCCAACGTTGCAGAGTTCGACGTTTATACCGGTTCGTTCCTGCCCAACTTGGTGGGCGGTGCTGATCCTGTCGCTACCGTAACTGGCAATCACAGCTTTGCACCCGAGGCGGGCTCTGTGTCTAGCACTGGCGTGGTGACTAACGTGGATTGCCGTATCGCATCGATTGTGGTCTCTGATTCTTCGGACTACAACCTTGGCGATAAGGTGAATATGACCAATGGCGGCACTACCGTTAAAGCGCTGGGCCTGGCCGATAAGACCGACACCGGTCAAGCCATGACCTTTACTGTTGTGGGTAAGCCAGACGGCACTACCATTGAGGTGTTCCCCAAGCCAATCGCAGCCGACGACGCTGCCTTGTCCGATCTGGAGAAGGCCTATGCCAACGTTGACACCACCATCCTCAACGCGGCCGTCGTCAACCGTCTGAACACCGATGCAAGCGCCAAAACCAATCTCTTTTGGGATAAAGGCGCTGTTGAAGTTCTGGGCGGAACCATTCCCGCAGAGCTCTTTGCTGAGTTCGACGGGATGAAGGTGCTGACCAAGACAATGGAGAATGGCCAGACGATGTATATGGTTTACGATGGCAACATCGCCACCATGACCTTTCGTTATCGCCTGTTCACCTGGTACGGCATCACCATGGCCAACCCGCAAAACGCTGGCGTCGCCGTAACATTCACCGCCTAACCTATAGGAGGGGCTTCGGCCCCTCCGTGTAAAGGAGAATCAAAATGTCACAAATTTTCCAAATCGGAGAACTGTTCCATCGGCGTGACGCTGATGCCACCGAGGACCGGACCACCACCTCCGCCGCAGACTCGTTGGCTATCCCGGTGACTCATGGTTATGTTGCCAAGACCACTGGTGCTGATGCTGAGGCACTGACCTTGGCAGACGGCTATCCTGGTCAAATCCTGATTGTTAACCTGACTACTGATGGCGGTGGCGACGGTACATTGACTCCGGCGACGGCTACCGGATGGGCAACCATCGTCTTTGCTGACGCGCTCGACCAAGCCACGCTACTCTATGTTGATGACACTATCGGGTGGATTATCATGGGTGCCAAGGGTGCGTCCGCTCCTCCAGTAACCACTTAAACAATTTAGCGGGGGGGGCTTCGGCCCCCCTTTTTAGGAGAAGGTCATGCCAAAATGTACAACTGTCAGAAACCTCGCTGATACAGATGACGGGGCAGCAACCAAGGCAACGGTTGCCGCAAATACCGTACTGGTCAACGACATCCGAGCCAAGCTAAAAGGGAATTATCCGGTATCACTCCCAGCGCTGGCTATCGGATCGACCCCTGCGAATGTCGTGAATGTTGCGTTTGACTTCACCGTTGGCGGGGTTCGGTTTTCCAAAGCCGCTGTTACTGCCGGGACCGCTCCGGGTAACGATGTGGTGCCACAATCCACGTTCGGCGCCGTAGCGCTCGACATCGGCGTTGATGGGACCATTGATGCTATCGAGGCGGCTGACAATGCCACCGGGTACGCTTCTGCAGCCCTTGCCATTGCCGGCATCCCAGCGGCCGCATCCGGGCACGCTCGGATGGGCACAGTTACAGCCACCAAGTCGGATGGAGCATTTACGTTCGGCACCACCGATCTGGATGCTGCAAACACCACCGTGGCCTATGCCGATGGCGAGACCAACCTAGAGGCCATTGGTGACGCCGTTTCATAAGGCTCGTCATACGATAACTGGAGAACCAAATGTCAGTAATTATCTACCGTGAAGGCGGTTCCCATGTGGTCGATGGCATCAAGTGCGATCAGATCATGGTGGAAGCGTCACGGCTGCATGCTCATCTAGCCAACGGCTGTGTTGTTGACCCCAAAGAATTGAATGCCGCCCCGAGCAAATCCGAGGCAGACACCAACAACACCGGAAGGCTATCCAATAAGGAAATTCGAGCAGCCGCTGAGAAGGCAAACATTGAGGGATTCGATACCAAGCGAATAACTGCCCTCAAGACCGAGTTAGGCTATGACTCTTAAGGTCGAGCATGTCAACAATGCCTATGTAGAGATGCGCATCTCCGGGCTGACTAAGCAGCCAAGCTCGGAGGACGTATCCCTGGCTATCGATCGCCTTGAGGACATGGCGGCCGAACTACTCTCGCGTAACGTGTGCTTCGGGTACAAGTTCGAAGATGATCCTGATCCCAACTCTGAGTCTGGAGTTGAGCGAAAGCATAAGCGGGCGATTGAAACCGGTTTAGCCATGCAGCTCCTGGCCTCCTTTGGCAAGACGCCGCACCCAACGCTGGTGCTGGATGCCGGTAAATACATGGCCAGCCTTGTGGCTGATACGGCCATCGTGCGCGAAGTCCTACCATCTCGCAGAATGCCCATTGGCAGCGGTAACAACCGATACAACTTCTACCAGCGCTTCTACCGTACCGGCGAGCAGGTCCCGCCAGACTGCGAAAGCAATATTATGCTGAAGGGTGATATCAACGATTACGTTGAGCATTTCGACGCATATCTAGACGACGGCGAGACAGTGGATTCGTACACGCTGGAAGCTGATAGCGGGCTTTTCATCGTTAGCGAATCCCTAGCTACCCCGGACGTTCTATATCGAGTCAGGGCAGACGGGGCCACGACAGGCGTCAACCAATTCCTTCAAGTGAAGATCATAGCCACCACGTCAGCCGGTCGCGTTCAGACTCGGGTTATCAACTTTCAAATAGTGGACCCGGACAATGGAAACAACGCTTAATCTAATCAAGGGTGATAGGGTCTCATCCAATACCGACTATCGGGATCAGCTACCGGTTAACATGGTGGCCATCATGAAGCCTATCCTTGGCGCCGTTGGCTATATGCTTCAGATTCCCGGCCTTACCCAATACGGTACCGGTGTCGGTATTGACCGCGGCGGCCTATGGAATGAGCGCCAACAGGATCATTACCGGGTATCTGGTGGATCTTTTGTCTCGGTAACCACTGGTGGCGCTGTAACGGACCTGGGAGCCATCAGCGGGACCGGCACGGCGTCTCTCCCATATTCATTCAATACCCAGGGCATCATCGCCGATGGCAGATTCTGGCTATATTCCCCCTCCAGCGGATTCAATGAGGTAACCGATCCTGATCTCGGCGACCCGATAGATGGTGTGTGGATCAACGGCGTCTATTTCATGACTGACGGGGAGTTCCTGTTTCATACCGACATTACCGACGAGTCAAGTATTGACCCTCTGAAGTTCGCCACCTCTGAATTCTCGCCAGATCCAACCCTTGGCATAGGCAAGACCCAAGACAATAAGGCGATCGCCTTCAACCGGTACTCCGTTGAATTTTTCGTGGACCGGGCAAATCCGAATTTCGCGTACTCACGGGTCGAGACGCGCGCGGTTAAGGTCGGTATTGTCGGCACGCACGCCAAGGCCGAGATGAGCGACACTTGGTATCTATTGGGTGGACGTAAGGAGGAGGCGGTATCTGTGCACCGGCTAAGCGTCGGGTCTGCGAAGAAAGTAGCGTCACGGGAAGTGGATAAGGTAATCGGCACCTACACCGAGACCCAGCTGGCCACTGCAGTCGTTGAGGCGAGGGGTGAGGATGGGTATAACTTCCTGATCGTCCATCTGCCAAATCATGTGCTGCAATACAACGAGACCGTGGCCAAGGCCGCCGGTATCGATCAGGCTTGGACGATAATGAAAACCGATGTCAACGGTGATTCGCCTTGGCGCGCCAAACACGGGTTATTCGAGCCACGAAAGGGCGTTTGGGTATACGGGGATAAGCTCGGAGACAAATTAGGCATCTTGGATGAGGGGGTATCGACTCATTACGGCGAGCTGGTCGAATGGATTTTGAATACCCCTTTCACAAATCTGGAGGGCATGTCGATCGATGAGCTTGATATCGAGACAATCCCAGGGCACTCGGTTGATGATGACGCAACTGTGGCCATATCGCTCACCTATGACGGGGTAACCCATGGTAAGGAGTGGTTCGAGTCGTATGGAGAGCCTGGCAAATATGGAACGCGCTTTATAATCCGAAGGCTCGGCGACGTACCCAGCTGGTTCGGCGCCAGGTTCCGTGGCGCCTCTCGGTCGAGGATGGCCTTTAGCCGGGCTAAGATGCTTTATGGCTGACACACTCGCAAGGCTCAATAGTCTAATCCTTTCGGCGGCTGAGCTGGTCGAGCTTACCGATTGGCCCGATCCGGTTATTGAGGATTGGCTAAATCTGATCGACAATATATCGATCCTGGCCGACGAGGTCGATGTCAAAAACGACATCATCAAAAACACCACCCATGTGACAACGACACCATACGAGCTCAAAGTGGATGATGAGGATGTGTTTTTTGATACCGATACGTTCGGCGGACCAATGATTACCAATCTGCCGGAAGGCATAGACGGAACCAACTACCGGCTGATCAACACGGGCGTTACAGGGGGCCACCGGGTGACGATTAATCCCTTTGGAGCAGAGAAACTATTCGGCGTCGCCGCGTCCGAGTTCATAGCCATGCAGGAGAAGCTATTGATAACATTCGACGAAGAGTCTGGGGGCTGGTACTGATGAGCTTGATTCGTGAGGTTGAGGTAACTGATACAGTAGGGCTTACAGATGCTGAATTACGCGCTTATATACCTGTAGAGACCTCCGCTAGAGGCGGCACAGGTGTTGCTGTATTTGTTCAGGATCAGACCACAGGGGTTCTGGATGTGCCGTTTCTTAGCCTGATCGATGACACTATAACGCTGGGGGCCGATACCATCGCCGATGGAGTGAACAGGGATATCACTCTAACAGCAGGGCACGGCCTAACCACATTAGCTAATGCGGGCGATGTAATCGAGTTGGCAAACAGTGTGAATGGTTCGTTCTTTATGCAATGCGAGATTGTGTCTGTCGTTGTGAATACCGTAACTTTGGATTGCCCGATCAATAGGATATACACGACAACACAATCGATTATTGCAGTGTCAGAAATCGATATGAATGTAAACGGGGCAGTTACCCCTGTGGTTTATTCTGTGCTGCCTTTTAGTCTGCAAAAAGGTGACATGGTGAGGCTTATCGTAGAGATGCGCGATAACTCACCAATGGACTTTGAGACATTCGGCGGCCTGGCTGAACTAACTAATGGCTGCGTGATTCGGGTCAATAACGGTGATGGCACGTACCGGAATCTGTACAACTTCAAATCAAACGGCGACATTATTGAACAATGTTTTGACCATGATTTTTTCCTGAATAACGGCGGCAATATTCGCGGATTCACTGCTAGACTGACGTGGGGCGGGCAATCAAAGCACGGCGTTGTGATCCGCCTTGATGGGTCATTAGATGAGTCTCTTGAGTTTGTTATTCAAGACGATCTAACCGGGTTGGATAGGATGCACTGGACGGCTCAGGGCTCGGAGATACAAGACTAATGATGTATAGCATAAACGAAACGCAACAGATCAATCTGGCCCATGTTGAGAGGATGGAGCTCAATGAGAGGTTTAAGCGCATTGTTTTCTGGATGGCCAGCGGGCGGGATGCGCTGAAGGATTTCCCAGATGCCGCCTCTGCTGAAAGTGAGGTTGAGCGATTAACAGAATTGATGGGTGGCACTTAATATGATCCGATTCATTCCACACCATGGTGACCTGATGGGTTTAACGACCAATGAAAACCATTTAGTGTTTCGGTGGCTTGAGGATGGATGTAGAGTCCTGTTCTCTGTGGCCAGGCATGGGCGCGCCGCAAGCTGCCATCTGGCGAGCGACAAGGCCAGCTTGAGGTTTCTTCGTCGCGCGATCAATGATTTTGCAGAATTCGTGTTTTATCTGTTCGATTGGTGCCGTGTTATCATGGTCGCGACGGAAGGGTCAAGGTTTGAGAGAATCTTGTTTGACTGCGGTTTCTCCGAGCTCGCCGGCAATGATTCAGATTCGGTATATATGAGGCCTTGCAATGGGTAAGTTGATAAGCGATGTTGTTGAAGTTGGGTCACTCGGACTGATCAAGGATCCGCTTGGCCTAAAGTCTGGAGCT